AATTTAGTTTTTGATTATACTAGATTTGCTTTTACTAAATATGTTGAAATAGGAACTATTGGTTTAATAAAATCAGACGAATTACAATCAAAAAAAATAAATAGAGAATGTCTTAAAAATCGTGGACATTCGATATTAGATTAGGAGAGAGAATGAAAATACCAAAATGTATAACTTGTGGAAAAAACTTAAAAAGAAGATCAAAGTCGTATCGTAAAATGAAAGAACCATATTCAGGTAATATGATTTGTTATGGAAAAAAAACACATCCACCAACACCTGATATTGAGCCTGATAATCCACATGACAAAATAACTTTGCTTGGAAGATCATATCCTGTTTATGATTACATAATATGGGATGGAGAAAGTTATTATTACTATTTAGGTAGATATAGATTTTGTGGTGTAAATTGTACTGCAAAATATGGAATAAGACATTTACCTAAAAGAGAGAGAGGAGAACTGTAATGACAAAACCTACAGCAAAAATTATTAAACTAAGCTTTCAATGTTCAAGATGTTTAACGACCAAAGCTGATAAATTAGCTTGGTTTCAATCGGATTCTAATATGTGGGCTGATAGCTTACTATGTAGGATATGCTTCAATGAAGCATTTAATTTACTAACAACAAAGGAGAAAATATCATGGGGGTTTTATGCTTCTAAAAAATGAAGATAAGATACAAGAAATAAATACTATTATTTCATCTTATCTAAATCAGTTTGGAATATCTGAGGAACAAAATGAAAAGGTGTTTAAAAAAGTGTATGGTTGTCAATTGAAAAAGATAAGATTGATGAGAGGGTATACACAGACTAAAGTTGCTAAAGCAATTAATGTAACATTTCAACAAGTCCAAAAGTATGAAAAAGGCTCAAATAGTTGTCCTAAATGGAATGAATTGAAACTTTGTGAATTATTTGGTTGTGATGCTGATTATTTTGTAAAACCATTAATAGAAAATAATTTTAAATTTTTAAAGAGAGAGAGGAATGGATATGCAAATAGTTACTGAACATGGACATCAAGTTGAGTTCAATGCTGAAAAACACGTTTATATACATAACAATAATTATGTAGTTGGTATGAGTACAATACTTGGAAAATTAGCAAGTCCAAAACTTGAAGATTGGAAATTAAGTAATGAAATTAAATATATTAAAAAAGAAATGGAAAGACATGGTATTCCAATAGATAAAATAGAAACTATTATCTTAAATGCTAAAACTAACGCAAAAAAACAAAACCAAAACACTTTAAATATAGGTTCTATGGTACATAAATATTGCGAAATGTGGCTTAAAGGTGAAAAATTTACAGAACCTAGTGACCCTGTTGTAAAAGCTTGTTTTGATAAATTTAAGAAGTTTTGGAAAAAACATAAACTTAAATTAGCTGAGTCAGAAAAGATTTTATATTCTGAAAGAGGATATTGTGGAACTTTAGATTTAGTTGCAATAGACCCAAAAGAAAATCTTTGGTTGATTGATATAAAAACAAGTAAGGGTATATTTATAAACATGGTGCATCAAGTTCATGGATATAAATTAGCTTACGAAGAACAAACAGGAAAAAAAATAAATAAGATGTATATTGTTAGATTGCCTAAAGATAATGGTGATTTTGAAGCTAGACACATCTTATATAAAAAAGAACATTTAAAAGCTTTTCTTGGTTTATTAAGTTGTCATAAATCTGAACTACTTTTTAATGAACAAGTAAGAAAATATAATCAATTAACAAGGAGAAAATAAATGTACCAACAACAAAAGAAAACGCCATTTTGTGCTTTGACTATGTATTTAAGAAGTACAGGAAACAAAGCCCCTAAATATGAGTATAAAGCTGATGCAAAATCGCTTTTTACTTGTAGCTTAACTAAGAAAAAATACTCGTTATCACAAATTAACGATTGGTATAGTACACCAGAAGTTCAAAAGTTTCATAACGAGGGATATAGAGGCAAATGGTTTGCAAAAACACAAGAAATTGAAAATCCTAACAAATATGATAAAAGTAATTTGCAAATGATTTTAAGTTTTATAATGATAAAACCATTTAAACCTCAACCTAATATAGATGGCATGAAACCTATAAGTCAAACTGTTCCAAAATATAAAGAAATGACAATGACAGAAGCTATGCCATCTGCTCCTGAACATGCAAAACCAATAGAGATGAATGATTTAGATGATGATTTACCACCATTTTAAATTATGAAAGTTTACATTTCAAAAGAAGATTTAGAAAAACAAAAAGAGTATTTACAATCTCAATGTAGAAAAGCTGGGCTTACTATTGCAACTCAAAGAGAAGAATTATTATCTTTGAAAAAAATATTAAATCTTAAAGACAAAGAAATAAGAGATTTAAAAGAAGTCAATGAAGAACACAGAAAACTCAATGGTAAGCTTAGAAAAGAAGTAGAGGAGTTAGAAAAGTTAAATAAACTAATGTATGAACACCCTTAATAGTAAAGAAGCTTATATCCAAATGGACAGAGCGGCGGAAGAATGGGCTGATTGCCAAGAAAAAGAAATAATTTTAGACGAGGGCAAAAAAGCTTTATTGAGTAAACTAATGACAGAAGAACAATCTGGAACAGAAAAAGTTACAGATAAAAAAGCAGAGAACAGAGCAAGAAACAGAACTGAGTATCAAGAAATTGTAAAAGCTTATGCACTTGCATCTAAATTATTGCTGAAAGCAAAACTTAAATATAATAATCTTGATAGATATTCTTCAATGAAACAAACAGAAATAAAAACAGATATTAAGTTAGCAAACAGACAAGAGGGCTAATGCTTTGTAATATCAAAGCCATCTAAATTAGAAAATTCATTTATTATTTCAATATTATATTCGTAATCTACAAGCTTTACATCTTTAAATTGTGATAATTCATGTATAATACCTTTTAACTTTTTTAGATTTGGGCTTTCGTCTATAAATTTTAAACAAACGTAATGACCCCATTCTGAATACAAAGATTCTAGTTGAAACTCTACATCTATTATTACTGCATCAATGATCATAAAATCACAATACAGTTTTAAATTTTAAATTGTATATTATTTTTTTTTAAAGGTATTTACTCCTCTAATACCTAGTATCGTGCTAAATGCACCTATAACTAATCCTTGATACCAATAAGGAAGATTTTCAAACTTCATAAAAAAATAATCTACTCTTTCTTGCAAAGCTTGATCTCCAAAAAAAACAGAATATGCTAAAATCAATAAAGGCAAACTCAGTAAAATTAAACAAAACTCATCTTTAAAATCTGACTCTTGCCTTTTATGAACTATTTTTTGTAGTTCTACTTCTCCTGATACTGCTCTCTCTAAATGTTTTACCTCTGCTTCACTTTCAAGCAATTTAGCCTTTTTTTTATTTTTATATATTTCTGCTCCTGTTTTAAGTGCAAGTTTTCCTAAAGTTAACCACATGTTATTCTTTTATCAATTCTATACCAAGATCGCAATAATGCTTTATCTTTTCGTATTTATTTTTTAAAGACTCTCCTTTTTTCTTACGAACTGCATATTTAACAATATTACCATCAACAAAGTTCAAATTATTAGCTAAAATGAATTTTAAAGGTGATATTGGTAATTGATAGTGCTTACCACCTATTTGTCTGTTAGTAGCCTTTAAATGGCCTCTATGAGCCTTTAAAGTACTCTTTTTGTTCTTCATACTACCTTTCCTATCCACTTTCCATTCTTATCTAATAACATGGGATATAATCTCGGTTGTCCACCAATAATAGCCCCTGTTCCAATAACAAAACGCAACCTATGGTTTTTTGAGTATAAAAAATTGTATGATGATTGCTTTGTCAAACAACCAAATTGTGCAGACCATACTAAATTTGTTGGATTTGAAAAATATTGTATGTTGAACTTCGAGTGGAAATGAAATTGTACAGTATTTTTTCCATACTGCATAGCTAATTTGATGCCATCTGCTGAAATTCCATGAGTAAAAAAACATTCAGAGCCATCTGATAATTTTACTGTAAGATCATCAACCCATTTCCATCTATTATCAATTTCTAAAAAATCGTTATAGTTTCTTAAATATGCTCTTGGCATACCATGTTTTAAAGCTTTTCTATAAATAAGTGATGAATGATTAGAATGTAATAATGTCATTTTTGGAAAAATTTTTTTTAGTTGCCAAATGTATTTTTTGCTTATTCTTAATTCGTCACCAGCACTAGGCAAATCTGCATCTGAGTCATGGAAAGACAATGCATGTTGATCTAGTTCATCTCCACCCCCTACTACAAGTTGTGGCTTTACAATTTTTTTTAACTCTTTGAGAAATAAAAATGCTTGAGGATGATGTGCGGGTATGTGAAGATCACTAACGCATAAAATTCTATCATAATTCATATGATAGATTAATACAACTATTTGGTGAGTATGTAAAGAAGTTGGCCTAAAACTAAAAGTCCGATCGCACCTAGACTATATAAAATTCTATCAATATCTTTTTTCATGTGATGTAGATGGTTCTTAATTATTAAATCTATTTTTTGATTTACTAATTTTATTCTTCCATCAATCTCTACAAATTTTTCTTTAGTTGTTTTCATTTTACTTTTTTCTTTTTCTTCTTAGGTCTGTATCATGTTTTCTAGATCCACGAAGAAACGAGTTCACGCGGCCAAGGCTCCAACTTTGCATTGAAGTTCGTGGTCTTGAACCTGATGATAGAAAAGCACCTTGTCCTCTACGATATACTTTTTTTAACATACCAAGAGTTATATTTTTTCTACCTTTTGCTTTTGCTCTAAGTATAGAAATAACTCTAGCTGATAGTGGTTTTCTTCTTACTGCCATTATTTTCTTCTCGCTTTAAACATTGATGCTGGTATTCTAGCACCTGATTTATATAAAGATGACATAGTTTTTATAAGATTTGCTCTAGCTGATCTTTTACCACCTTTAAGACCTGATAAATACTTTTTAGGTAAATCAGTTTCTTTATCTCTTGCTACTCTTTTTCTTTTTCTTTTTTTTGGCACTTCTTCTCCTCTTACGCATTGGAAATTTATTTATCATTTCTTTTAATGTAACTGACGTTGTAAATCCGTTCATTTTCCTATAGTCCTCATAGCGATAGTATGTGCTTGGCCAAATGTACGTTTTCTTCTTCCACCAGCACCACTCATAAGTCTAGCCATAGTTCTCATGTGTTTAAGAGTATGGTGTCTTGCATGACTACGCATAGTTTTTTGTTGTCGTGGTGTTAAATCTTTAATTATATTTTTAATTGATGCTACTTTGACCATTATCTTCTACTTGGTTTCATTTTAGACTTTTTTTTCTTTTTCTTTTTTTTCTTTGGCTTCATTCCGCCACCATAATGATAAGGCATATTATTTTCTCCTTTTAGTTTTTTTAGTTTTCTTCATCTTCTTTATAATAGCTTTTTGTAAAGCTATTGGAAGTTTCTTTTGTTTTTTAGTTAACATAGTTTCTCCTATTTGTTAGCATTTTTCATTACATTAGCCAAACTCTCACATCTTTTTGTAGTTTGTTTGTGCCAATTACTATCTATCATTTCTTTTGATGCAGTTTCAAGATCGTTA